CAAAAGTAGCATCCATCAACGGTCGGAGGAGTTCCATTGTCTTTTCCTTACGCCAGGAATTTCAGTTTGTAGATGGTGGACAGATACAGCCCCACAATCTCGTCGATGATGTTTTGCAACGCCGAATCGGTCTTGTCGCAGACATCGTACCGCATTTTTTCTACATCTTTGAGCGACCCCTCAAGGTACTCAAGGATGTTGGACGCCTTGGCGGCCGCAGGCATCTTGATGGCGCCGATCAACCCGTGGCGCCCCTGGTAAGCCTCCGCAAACTTGTCAGCAAGGTCGATGATGCCGTCGTAAAACCCGTTCAGGGCAACGTGCTTGGCATACGAGCGGGTGCTGAGATGGGCGCTGTGCGCGACATCACGGGCCGCAAAGAGCAGGCCCACAAACTCCTTACATGACATTTTGCGGCATCTCCATCGGAGGAGCCTGCTGCATTTCAGCAGGTTCCATCATTTCGGGCATTTCCATTCCGGCGCCCATGACAATGTCGCCAGCATCAAGTGCGGCAGCCAACGTGCCTTGCACGATATCCTGCACCTGATCGACGGTCATGGCGTCCTTGACGGCGGCGATACGGCGCGTTTCCGCCTCGTATTCCTTTATCCGCAAATCGTGCATTTCCATGCTGTCCTTCACGCGCTGGAGCATGTCGTGCATCTGCTCCATCTCCTGCGCCATTGCCTGGATCTGCTGGTTTGCGGCCTGCAACGCCGGGTTCTCGTCCTCGTCCTGTAGCAGTTTCGGATCGATGGTCTTGGCAAGGCGCTTTGCCATCTCCTGGGCGCCCGGCCAGTCCATGTTCTTGACGAACAGGTCGCCGGCCACCGCCCACAACTGCGGGTTGCCTTGCAGGATCTGGGACATGGCCTCCATCGACTCCTGGCGCTTGGTCATGTAGGACGGGCCAGTCGTGACCATCACATCGTACTTGCCGACGGACGGGTTGTAGATCTTTTCGACCACCACGCCCTGCTCATCAACCACCTTGCGGACCGGCATCGGCTGCGTGGGATCGATACGGACGTTCTTGGTTTCGTTGTCGATGCCGATGATGCGGGCAATGCGCTGCGTGTCGTAGATCTTGGGGATCAGGTCGATACACTGTCTGGCAACGTACCGGACCGCCCGGGCAAGGTTGTCGACATAGTGGTAGGTGCCGGTATCGCCCTGCCGCTCACGCGCCAGAATGGCCTTGCCAGACCGCTCATTCGACGTTGCGCCGATGCTGCTATCGTACTGCCCGGTAGACGCCTTGATGTCATCTGCGGCGCCCATCTTGGCCTGCAACAGGCCGGGAGAGGCCATGGGCGGGGCAGCGCGTTGAGGCAGCGGCAGCATGCCGCCCTGCCCGTCCGTAACGTCCGGGTTGACCTCAAGGTAAGGCCAGTTGGTGGTATTGGCAGTCTTCCACTGCTGCTCGTACCCCTCAAACTGACCGCCGTAACCGATAAAGGGCGCCTTGGGGGCAAGGGCAAGCATTTCTGCTTCCTGGCTGACCCAGTAGTTGTACATCCGCTGCGCGTCCTTGGCGTTACGCACAAGGCCGGAGATATGCATCTGCCCTTCAACTTCAAACTCGTTGCCGACCACGCGGATGACGGGAATCCACTTGCCCGCCCAATCGCGCTCTTCCAGCACATCAAAACCGTTAGTCTTGATCCACTTGACCTGCCGGCGATCAGCCTGCCGTTGCCGCGTGATGGGAACGCCCATCATGGCCATCTGCTGGGCTTCCGGCGACCCCTCAAAAGCAGTCATGCCGTTGGGGTACAGGTTCAGCGTGGCGCGGCTGTGTTCGACGTAGAAGTACTCCGCAATGCGGATCGTCTTCTGCGTCATCCAGATCGACAACGCCTGGTCGCCCACGCCAGACGCCAGCAGCGTCGAGATGGGCTGGGCGTTCGGGAAATCGCGTTCGTACTGTTCCTTGGTGATGTCCTCGGTGATGAAGCACCACTCGGCATCCGATCCGCAAGGATACTGGATGTTCGGGTCCATGTAGACCGAAAACGAGTTGCGAACGCGGCCGATCCGGATGTCCTGATCAAACGACATATCGTCGCAGTAATCGGTCAGGATCCGGATGTATCCCTCGCCGTAAATGACCTGATTGTCGCAGGCCGTGTCATACGCGACATCGGCGTCGGAGATGTACTCGATATGGCGGATGATGCCGTCGAATATCTCCGCAACCTCAACGTCCGCCTCGTCGTTGGCCGGGATTACCTTGCCGGACGGGCGGTTCTGCCGCTGTTCGTTGGTAACCTGGCGAACATGCTGCGGCAGTTTGTTGATGGTCAGGCAGGGACGGGCATTGATCGTCTGCCCCTGCACTGATCCTCGTGTAGAGAGGACATCCGCCGGCCACTGCCATTGGTTGTCGGGCGACCCCGCCATAAAGCGAAGGTCATCCAACTCATCCTCTCGCGAGTCGGAATACGCTGCGATAGCGGTTTTAAACCGCTCCCGCATCACATCCATCATGTTTTTGTCGCGTTTTGCCACTTGAAATTACGCGCAGTGGACGATGGCAAAGTTGATGCCAACAGCCTCGGCAAGCGCACCAGCCGTGGTGTTACGCAGCGTGATGCTTGCCGTGCCGTTGCCCAGCGAATCAACCCAGAGGTTGTACGAGGCGGCCGTGGCGCCAGCAGCAAGATTCAGGATCAGCACATCGTTCGGGCTAAGGAACGAGTTGTTGAACGTGAACGACACGTTGGTCGTGGCGCCCAGCGAGGCGTTGTTCATCGTAATGCGGCCAGCGGCCCTGTTCAGCGTGACGGCCGTGGACTTGCTGGTCAACTGCGTCACAGTTCCTTGAGCGGACGGGGTGTAGCCCAACTGCTGGTCAACCAGGACAACATCGGCGCCGTTGATGTTCTGATCCTCAAACGCAACGCCGATCGGTTTGGTGTAAGCCATGACAAAACTCCTTCCTAATGTGCCATCCAACCAGAAGAAACAGATCCCCGCTCGAAGGCGCGGGAAGGTGTCGTTTTGCGGGCATTATAGTCCCGATTTGCCACAGGATAGGCAAATGTGACGGCAATGGCGTCCGCCGCGTCGGGAGAAGCGAGTCCGCGAGCCTTCATGTCCTTTTTCGATTCCAACTGGATAGCCCCCGAGGAATCAATCAATTTACGCGGCCCAATCAAGTCGGCTTTCAATTGCCGGTCATCCGGCAGTGAGGCGTTGCGCAGCCATTCGCGCATCGCGCCCCACATCTCTGACCGCTTGTTCTTCCACATCACAGGGTTCTTGGCCTTCCAGCCAAAATTGACCCCTCGGACCTTATAACGCTGTTCGTTAAGTCGGTCAAGAATGCCGTACCCCAACCCACCTTCATCGATGACAACCAAGGTTGGTTTGTATTCCTCGATGGCATCGATGATGCGACCGACGGTCTGCATCGTGTCCTCGTTGGCGTAACGCTTAATGGAAACGATGTCGCGACCCCGGCGCACGGCAATAACGGTCGAGTCCAAGCCAAACCGTGCCGGGTCGATGCCAATGACAGTCGCCGCGTTCTCATCCTTCCATTTCGGCCGCTTCATGGCCTGTTCAACAAGGGTTGAACCGATGAATTGATCCTCGCCGGACTCCGGGAACTCGCCGTACACCTCAACCCTGGCTTGCGTCGAATCCTCGCCGTATTCGGAGATGATTTGCTCGTAAACGGCCTTGTCGGTGCCTTCAACCTCAAGCGAATTGATGTTTTTGGTGTTCCAGAAGTCGCGTTTGCTGTTGAAGCACTGGAAAAAGTAGCCTTCTGGGCGGCGGGGGTTGGAAAACGCCAGCCAAAAGCGGTGCGGCGTGTTTTCCGTGAAAAAGCCCTGCGCAACGTCCCAGATCGGGTCCGGAATACCCGAGGATTCGTCAAAAATCAGCATCACGCCGTCGTGGTTGTGGACACCGGCATAGGAATCGGGGTTTTCGGCGGACCACAGGCGGCCTTCCACCGACCAGTAGCGCGTTCCCTTGCGTAAATCGCGCTCAACCAGTTCGGCAACCCACTTTGCGGGGCTGACGCGGGTGGCCGAAATCTCCCACCAATGCGAATTGATGGTCATAGCCAGCCATTTTGTGATTTCCGCCCAGGTAACCGACCGCAACTGGGCTTCCGAGTTGGCCGAAACGATGATTGTCGAGCCAATTCTGGTTGTGATCATCCACAGGATGAGCCACGACACCAGTGCAGACTTGCCGATACCGCGTCCGGAGGCCACCGCCATGCGGAAAACGTCGAAATCGACCTTGCCCTCGTTGTTTTTGATGTGCAGGGCGATTTCGCGCAGCACTTCACGCTGCCATTTGCGCGGTCCAGCAAAGTGTTCCAGCGGAGTGCCTTTGTCGCCCCACGGGAACGCGAACATGACGAACGCCAGTGGGTCGTTTGCGATTGCCGGCGACCACAAACGGGTCATCAGCAACTGCTCTTCCTGCGCCGTATAGCGAGGTTCCTGCATTACTCTTTGCTCTTGATGGTAAGACTGCCTTCCTCGCCCGGGAACACGACAAAGTTGCGCGTACCCTCGCCCGCTTTACGGCTTGACCGATCAAGGTAGCGAACGCCAGGAATGCCCAGCGTTCTCAAGAATTCGGATGCCTTTGCCTTTCCGCCGACAACGTCCGCAACAAGAGAATCGTAAAGGTGTTCGCCTTTTACGCGGCCGCCTCCAAAACTTTGAATTGCTTGGTTGTATCGAGACAGAATTTGCTTTGCCGCTTCAGCGTTCGGACCTTTTGACGCCGCCGCAGATTCCAGCGCCGCAAGAATTTGCGGTTGTTCGCCAATTGGCTTGTCCCAGTCGAGCATCCTGGGGATCATCTCGTCCGGCAGGTCAACCTTGTACAAGTTGCCCATAGAATCCATCGTGTTGCGCGTGGAGTCCGAGATCTCGAAGTTTTTGTTCTTGGCCCTGTCGAATGCAGTGGCAATCGCTTCAGCAGGATAGTCAAAGCCCAGCCAATCATCCTGCTTGCCCAAAGTGTTTGCCACGTTGACAAGATCGGCCGGCGCCTCGCCGCTATCGATCCACTCCTGCAACTCATCTGCGGTCACGCGGTGTGTGCCGAATTCCTTCTGGATGTCATCGATCAACTTCTTGCCGACCAACTTTTCCCTGTACCCGCCGCCAACCTGGCGATTTTCGGCAAGATAGTGGCCGATGCCAAACGCCTGGGCGCCTTCGCCCGTACCAATCTTCTGGCTCTTGAACTTGCCCAGCGGGGCGCCTTCTTCAGGCTCGAACGTGTGCGGTGTGCCGTGATGCACATCCAGATCCGACATGACACGGCCGCGCTTCAGCATGCTGCGCGGGTCGATGATTCCACCGATCACCTCACCCATCCCTTGCGGGCCGGACGCTGCCTTGGCGGCAGTCGTACTGAGCATGTTGCGGATCATCGACGGATCTTTCATCAAATCCTGAGCGGACGCCACGAGGTCTTGGTACACGCCGCGTGGGCGCGTAGCAAGGTCGTAGATCAACTGCAAGTTGCCCGTGTATGCGCCACCCACGCCCCTGCTCAACCCGGTGGTGAATTCATCGAGGTACTGCAAGGGGGAGAAAGGGGCCGGAGCGGGCTGCTGCATGCGCTGCTCCCAGCCAGGAGACGGCACCACGTTCATCATCGGGTCCGGATGACGGTACAACGCGTTGCGCGGTTGGCGTGGAAGAAGAGAGTTTGGCATTACGGTTGCGGCATTTTGGCCAGGGGATGGAGGGGTTGATTAGCCAGAACGTTGTAGGTCAGATAGGGGTCGTGACTGTAATTTGCGTACGGATGCGCTGCCGCTCGTTGTGCAGCGTTTAGTCGTAGGCGATCTTCAATCGACCATGCCTCCGCTTCACCGCCTAAAAACCTATACGCATCGTAATCAGACAAATTATCCAACGCAGCATAACGATTCATAAACGCATTGCGCTCTTTAAGCACAGGGTCGGTACTCATAAGATTTTCTAAATTTTGTCTTAATTGAGTTCTTTCAGCCGCCAACGCATTGGCATTCGTTCTGTCCGGGTAACGGGCTTTCACTTGCCTGGAGAATTCAGCAGCGACATTGGCGGCCCATTTTGAGTACGCAACCGGGTGTTTGTTTGCGTTAGGCGGCCTGCCGACAGTGGCCACAACAGAACTGCCAAGTTGCGTCCACAAACCACCGAAATCGCTCTGTTTGCCAAACACATCGTTGAACTTTTCTGGCGTGATTCGCAGATTATTATCGACGGCATTTTTCCAGATCGCTGGAACTTGATTCAGTCGATTTGCAAAATTTATTTTTTCAGATGTTTCATCAAACGCATTTTTGGCTTGCTGCGTCGTTGGAAGCATTGCGGGAAGCGTATTGATAAACGCCTGGTCTGCCGGCTTTGCCATTGCCGCAAGGGAATGAGCCGAGGATGGACTTCCGCCACGAGCAAACGATTCTTTATGCTGTATGGCATGCTGCGTTTCATGCAATAACGTAGACAAGAGCCTGCTTGAATCCGCAGTCTCTCCGGATCCTACAAAAATTTGTCTGTCAACGGGATTGTATGCAGCGCCTTGACCCCCGCCTGGCAATATCGTAACAGGCATGTTTTCCAAATCCGGATAGGCGCGAAACAACTCCGGATGATTGACTACGTTTTTAAGTGGGTAAGTTTGTCCAGCGGATATGTTGCTCAAATTCCCGATCTGTACCCCGGCAACAGAGTCATCGATCTCTTGGCGCAAGCGGCGATCGCGGCCACGGAACGTCTGCGTGGCCCGCCAGTTTTTCAATCCTGGCATGGTTTCGCGGCCAGAAAAACTTTCTCCGGCGGCCTCGTTTGCAAGAAACTCCTGCTCCCGGACGGGATCCCAGGTTTGCGATCCCTTGCCGACGTAGATGTCCTTCTTCATCGGGCCGGACCGTCCAATCCCTAGCGGGTTGACGTACTCGCCCAGCATCTCTGCCGCCTCACCCGGCGAGGACCGCATCCGGTCCCCCTGCTCACGCAGGTAGTTCATCACCATGCCGGGAACGGCTTCCGGGTTGCGCGAAACGCGCTTGGCGGCCTCGACAAGGTCGGCATACACACCCTGCGGCCGGCCAGCACGAACAGACCGAACAGCATCCGCAGTCAAAGCAACAGGGGTCAGCACAGTGCCGGCAACATTCGTCGCCACACCCTTCAAGAACCTCCCCACCACCTCGGAGTCACCTGCACCAGGCGCTCCCATGCTCGGGATGCCCATCGCGTTCAACGAGAACGGTACAGGCTCCTGCTTCTTAGGGCGGGTTCCCGGCGGCATCAGCCTACTCCGGCGAACGGCTGCATCTGCTCAAGATACGGGATGAAGTTATCAATGCGCCGCTGACCATACCGCCGCCGACGTTGATACATCCCGGGAGGCGCAGAACTCATCATCTGGTCACCGCCGGCCATGTAAGCCGGACCAGTCATGTACCCCGGCCCGACAGGCGCAAACTGCTGCTGATAGTTCAGCGAAGGCGCCTGCATGCCGTACGCACCGCTATCTGCCTGAAACCCCCGCTTGTACCCCGGGGTCGCAAGATAGTTCCGGTTTCCCTGGCTGAATGCATTGAACATCAGATACCTCCAACACCCTGCGTCCCGCCGCCTCCAACGCCGCCGTAATGCTGATCTGCTGCCTGACATCAACACTCAGTTCCTGCTTGGCGCTCCACTCGTACTTGTGACGCAAGACCTCCAAAGCCATCTTGGCATCACCGTCACGAGCAGCACCCATCACTACCCCACTCATCTCCATCTCGGCATCCGCACGACCCTTCATCACGGCCAAATCAGCCAACGGGTCCATCTGGCACAAACGCCGAAACTCCACAGGCAACATCCCAGCAGCCAACGCCAACGCATCCCCCTCCAACCCACGCCGAGCAGCCTCGTACAAAGCGTCCAACAACGCTTCATCAGCCTTCAACTCACGCGGAACCACAGGCAGGGAACGGTACACGGCAACGTCCATGGGCCGAGAGTATCACGAAAAAAAAAATTGTTCACGGGGTCACCGTAACAGTGCCTGCCAGGCGCTCGGCCCTGCCCGGGGGGGCTGTGCGTCCGGTCGGTTTTTTCGTTCGGCAGCCCGCGGGCCGGCCCGTGGCCTCGTTCGGAAGTGCAACGCCAAGTGCGGGCCTCCCGCAGTGCATGCATGCTAGGTGCGGGCCTGTCTGCTAGCAGTGCGCTAGCGGGCCGCTAGCATGTCCGCTTTTCACCCTGGCATCCGAGGGAGGGG